AATGGGCAGACAACAACAAGGAAGTCGTGATAGGCATCGGCGCCGTGGTAGGTTTCAACCTTATCACCGGAATCGCCGGCAAGCTCAACGACCTGATCTCCCTCTTCAGAAAGGACAGCGGCGGATCCTCCGCAGCTGACACCGGAGCGCTCGGCTCAATGACGGTAACAAGCACGACCACGACCGTCAACGGCAACGTGGTCAACGTTTACGGTGCAACCGTGAACAATGCAACCAGCGGCAGCGGAGTAGGCACTGCGCTGAAGAATCTCTTGCCTTCTCTGGCAGGCGGAGCAGCAGGAACCGGGCTCCTTCTCGGCGGCGGGAAAACCATTGCAGGACTTCTCGGAAGTGGCGGCACTAAAGTTGCAGGACTTCTCGGAAGTGGTGCAACCGCATCATCAGCAGGTGGCGGATTGCTCTCCTCCGGAAGCTGGTTGACAAAATTGCTCGAACTCGGGTCTAAATCGTCCGTATACAGCTCAAGCGGAAAACTTATTTCTGTTCAGGGCGGCGTAGGCGGTTTCCTTTCAAAAATCGGAAAAGTCGCAGGAAGAGCTTCTGCAGGAATTGGTGCCGCTATCGAAATCGGAACTGACGCATACAAAGGATACACCAACTCAAAAAGCAAAGGTGAATCTAACGGAGCCGCAATCGGAAAGGGCGCCCTTAAAGGATTTTTGACAGGAGAATACGAGGATCTTAATGGTCCCTGGGAACGCATATGGGCAAACCTCAAAAACGGAGGAAAAGGAGCGCTAATAGGTACAGCCTTCGCTCCTGGCTGGGGCACCTTAATCGGCGCCGCTGCCGCACAAACCGCGAATGGAATCGCGCAAGGCATCGATAGCGGTTTTTTTGCCAACATATGGGAAGGTACCAAAAAATTCTTTGTAGAAGACCTGGGTAAATTCTTCACGCAAACCATCCCGAAAGGCTGGAACAGCTTCTGGGGAGCAATCTCGAACTTTTTCACGACCACAATCCCGACCTGGTGGGGCGGCTTGAAGGAGAAGGTCTCGACCTTTTTCACAGAGACGATCCCGGAGAAATGGGACGAAATGTGGGAAGGAATCGGCGCCTTCTTTACGGAAGACGTGCCATACGCCATAGGCTACGCCTGCGGTAAGATCGAGATCTTCTTCACCGAGACAATCCCCGGCTTCTTCGGAGACCTCTGGGACGGAATCAGCACGTTCTTCTCCGACACGCTCCCGACCTGGGCAAGCAACGTCTGGAATAACCACATCGTCCCATTTTTCACAGAAACCATCCCCGAATTCTTCGGCGGAATTTTTGAAGCCATCGGAACCTTCTTCACCGATACCCTTCCCACCTGGGCGTCGGACGTTTGGAACAATTCTATCGTTCCATTCTTCACCGAAGACATTCCGAACTTCTTCAGCGGCCTGTGGAATTCAATATCAACATTTTTCACGGACACCCTGCCGACGTGGGCATCGGATACGTGGAATAACCATATTGTGCCCTTCTTTACGGAGAGCATTCCGTCCTTTTTCTCAACGCTCTGGAACTCGATCAAGACGTTTTTCACAGAGACGCTGCCTACCTGGGCAAGCAACATCTGGAACAACAACATCGTGCCGTTTTTCACGGAGACAATCCCTGGCTTCTTCTCAAGCGTATGGGAAGCCGTGAAGAAATTATTCACAGAGGCGATCCCAACCCTGGCATCGAACATCTGGGGAGCCATCAGCGGATGGTTCAGCAGCATCGGCGACTGGTTCGGAGACGTATGGGACAAAGTGAGCGGCTTCTTCGGAGCCGGCTATAACGACGCAAAGGGCAAGCACGCATGGGGCGGCATTATGCACTCCCCACACGTGGGACTTGTCGCAGAAGACGGACCCGAAGCAATTATTCCTCTTTCGCCCAGCAAGAACGCAAGAGGACTCGACCTCTGGATGAGAGCCGGCGAACAGCTCGGCGTCAGACCTTACGCAGAAGGCGGAATCGTGGGAGACATCCCCGAAGACATTCCGGTGACAACCTTCAGCGGATCCGGCGGAGGCAACAACGTCGAAATCAAGGTAGAGGTCAACCCGCAATTTGTAATCGAAGCCAGAGACGCAGGCTTTGATGGCGAGAGCTTGATCGCCGTCATCAAGGCGCACATCCGCGAAATGGTGGACGACATCGGCGATGAGCTGGCAGACCGCCTCGCTCGCGTCTTTGCAAATATGCCTGTGAAGGGAGGAGCGTAACGCATGGACTTATACCTGACCGAAAAAGACACCGGCTGGAGACTTTCATGGTGCCTCCTCCCGGAAAAGGTGAAAGCGAAGGCAGACAGCGACTTCATCACCTACAAATTCATCAACATCGGCGAAGTTAAAATACCGAGTGGCCAGAAGCTCCGCACATTCTCCTGGAGTGGAACATTCCCAGGACCGGCGATGCGTCAGATGCCGTTTGTAAAGACGGCGCTCTACCATTCACCGAAGGAAATGATATCCACCATCGAGAAGTGGAGAACAAACCGCACGGAACTGGTTCTGATGCTTACCGAGACACCGATATACGCCAACGTTTATCTGAAGTCCTTCACCTACGAGCCAACAGGCGGCGTGGGCAATTACGACTACACGATAGAATTCATCGAGGCGAAGTCGGCGACGGTTTATACCATCACGGAAGCGCAGACCACCCAGAGCGCCCAGAATTCGAACGTAGCGAGCGGATCGAGACCGACGACTAATTCTACCAACACCCCGACAAAATCGGAGCAGACGAAGACGTACACGGTCAAGAAGGGCGACTGCCTCTGGAACATCGCAAAGGCGAAGCTGGGAAGCGGAGCCAAGTACACGGCAATCTACGCGCTGAACAAAAAGACGATAGGATCAAACCCGAACCTCATCAGACCGGGAATGGTTCTGCTCTTGCCTTATTAAGGAGGTGCAGCACGGATGATTGACGTCAGCAAAATCACATACAAGACCTATCTGCTCCGGGAGAACGGCGAGCAGCTGGACATCACCGGAGCCTCAACAGACGTCGGCTGGGAGGAAAACGAGGGAGAGCTCGCACAGCGTGTCTCCCTCAACCTCGCCAACGTCGTCCACAAAGGCAGCAGAATGTCGACCCTGGCAAAGCCGAACTGCTACATCATCGTCAAAGCCGAATACGGCGGAGAATCTGAAGAAGTAGCAAGAGGCAAGATCACGGACTGGGCACCGGCGCGCTCCAGCACGTCGGACGCCCTCGACCTTCTCGGCTATGACGAATTATTCGACCTGCAGGGATCGCAAGACAACCGATACATCAGCGCAGGCGTAGGCACCAAAACCGCCCTGATGGGGATATTCAACGACTGGGGAATCCCGGTGGAAAAGTACGAAGGACCGGACGTCTCGCACGCGAAGACCACCTTCAAGAACGAATACCTATCAGACATCGCCCTGGAGCTTCTGGAGACCGCCCATAAGCACGGAGGAGCAGACTGCATCATCCGCGCCAGGAAGGGCAAGGTCTCGGTCGTTCCGAAAGGCAGCAACTCAACCATTTACTGCTTCGAGGAAGAGCGAAACCTCGAACTGACCAAGTACAAGATCAGCACCGGGGACATGGTAACGGTCGTCAAAGTCGTAGCTTCAGAAGACGACGACGGCCGCCAAGCGGTAGAAGCCATCATCAACGGCAAGACGGAGTACGGCAAGCGCCAGAAGATCTACGTCCGCGATGATGACGACTCCCTGGCGACCGCCACAACTGCCGCAAAGGAGATCCTCAAAGAAGAAGGCGAACCGGAAGAGACAATGAACTTCAAGGCACCAGACATCCCCTGGCTCCGTAAAGGAGACAAGGTGAAGGTGACCGCCCGCGTTTTCACCGGGTACGCTCTTGTCGTTTCCATTCAGCACAACGCCTCCAACAAGTCCATGAGCATGGGACTGGTGAAATACAACGCAGACGCCATCAAAGGCAGCGGCGCCGTACAATCCACAACCACCAAGAAGGACTACAAGGTCGGCGACATCGTCAACTTCAACGGAGGAAACCACTACTACACGTCGCAGGACGCAAGTCCGCGCGGCGGCAATAGAACCGGCGGCAAAGCAAAAATCACCGTCGTAGCAAAAGGAGCCAAGCACCCATACCACCTCATCGGCGGCGCTTATAACAACGTCGGCGGCAGCAGTAACGTCTACGGCTGGGTAGATGCTGGCTCGTTCAGTTAAGGAGGCGAGGACATGGACGAAGGAATGAACAAGCTCGCAAGAGTGCTCCACGGAAGGATGAAAAGCGAAAGAGAGGCGTTCTCCGCCCTCCCGCTTGACTTCGGAGAAATCCAGAAGGACTACAGCCTCCTCACCAACACATACCCGATACCGATCCCGAAAGCGGACTACCTCGTTCTCGAAGACTTAACCCTCGGAGAGACCGGGACGAAGCTCACAACAACCACCCAGAACGGCGCACACACCCACGGCAACAACGGAAGCCACGGAGGACACGTAGGCGGCGACGGATCCCATGAGCACGAAAGCAGCGGAACCCACAGCCACACCGTCCTCATTCCTGAAAAGCTCCGCTGGCTCAAGCCTGGCGACCGCGTCCTGGTGGCGTGGGTGCAGCACGACGCCATCGTCGTGGGAAGAGTCCGCCCGGCGACTGACATCGGATAGGAGGCGAAATCATGGCAGAAAAGAACCTATTCCCCGTCTTTGACGTGCCGGAGATCTCGGCGCCGACGCAGAGTGAAACGCGAACGTACAAACCGAGCGTATTCTTCGACTACGACAAGGGCGACTTCAGGCTTGATGGTGCCCATAAGATGACCGCCTCCACCGGCAAAGAAGCCTATATGCAATGGTGCCGCAAGGTCGTAATGACCGAGCGCGACGCCTGCCTCGCTTACAGCACAGACATCGGCATCGAAGGAGAGGCGGCGCTTGCAGAGGGCGACCACGCCGCCGTGGAATCGGCACTCGAAAAAACCATCACAGAGGCGCTCATGGTCAACACCCACACCGAGTACGTCCGAGGCTTTGAATTCAGCTGGAGAGCAGACGCTCTCTACATGGCATTCACAATCAAGGGCAAGGAATGGGAAGAAGAGACGATCAGCGTCTTATACCCAACGTAAGGAGGAAGAAGCATGGCAACAAATACCACATTCGTCCCGCCTGCCTGGCTGGAAGGTCAGGACGCGGAGACGATCCACGCGCGAATGATGCAAAACCTCCCTGACGACATCGACGACACCGAGGGCGGATTTCCGTGGGACTTCACGAAGCCGACGGCGCTGGAAAAAGCAGAGCTGCTCGAATTCCACATGATGGAGACCACCAAAATCATGCACTATATGTTCTCCTACGGAATCTACCTCGACTACCACGCAAAAGCGGTAGGCATCACCAGAAAGGAAGCGAGCCGTGCTTCAGGAAACCTGCAGATCACCGGCTCACCCGGTACGGTTATCCCGAACGGTTTCCTTTTTGCCGTTCCGGCATCCGGAGACACAGCGGCGATCACCTTCCACACAACCGAAGAAGCGACCATCAACACCGACGGCGAAGCGACGGTACCTATCCAGGCAACCGAAACAGGTCCCATCGGCAACGTGGCCGCAGACACCATCATCATCATGGTGTCGCCTTCCATTTCAGGCATCGAGAGAATCACCAACCTCGAAAGCACCAGCGGCGGTGCAGCTGAAGAGGACGACGAATCGCTCCGCAGCCGAATCGGCGAAATTTGCGAAGCGTCGGACGCCTCCTTCGTAGGCTGCGACAATGACTACTCCCGCTGGGCGAAGGAGATCAACGGCGTGGGAGACGTTATCGTCATAGCAGAATGGAACGGACCCGGCACCGTGAAGGTCGTCGTCATGGACGCCAACGGACAACCGGCGAACGCCAAGATCATCGAGGACGTGGAGAACCACATCGTGGCACCGAACGACCGGAAAGCCAGACTGGCTCCGATCGGCGCAACGGTAACCATTACCGCCCCGACAACGGTCGACGTCGACGTCTCCTGCGACCTTACCATCGCAACAGGCGAAGACTACACCGCAATCGTGGCAAATATCGGAGAGAGCCTGAAGGACTACTTCGAGACAGCACAAAAGGAAGGCGTTATCAAGCGCAACCGCATCGGCTCGATTATTATCGGCACCGACGGCGTAGCGGACTACGCCAACCTCACGCTCAACGGAGAAACCGGCAACATCACCCTCGCGCTGGATGAATACCCGAACATCATCGGGCAGTTTGCAACTGCAGTCAGCGCCACGGAGGTGTAAGCGATGGACAAAAACTTCGATATAGAACACTTCCCGACAAAAGAAAGCGCCAAACGCATGATGAGCCGTGTATCGCCGATTTATGAGAATTCATACGTCGGCAAGTGGCTCTTCGAGGTTATGGGCATTGAGATGGACCAAGCACGACAACTCGTGGAAAGCCTCCGTCAGCAATGCTTCCTCGAACAATGCACCTGGGGCATCAGATACTGGGAGCAGCGGTACGGATTAGAGGTTGACGAAACCAAAGACCTCGAAACCAGACGCGCAGCGGTCATCGCAAAGCGAGGACGCAAGCAACCGATAACCCCAGCCGCCCTGGAAGACATTCTCGAAGCTCTCACCGGCAGAACGGTGGCGGTGGACGAAGACAACGGCAGCTACGCCTTCAAAGTTTCCATCGAGGAAGGAACCTCGATCGTGGACTACACGGCGATCATCAAGAAGATAAACACCGTGAAACCGTCCCACCTCACGTACAGCATCGAGCTGGCGCGAAAAGGGACGCTGACTCTTCACATCGGAGTAGCCAGCTACCAAGAGAAAAGCGTGATAATCTCGGAATTCGACCAGACAGGAATCAGCGATGTAACAACCCTTACGGACGAAAACGACGAATATCTGTGCGACGAAGACGGAAACATCTTCGTCGACGAAGAATAAGGAGGCGATCACATGGGACTCATCCCACAATTAACTGATGCCGGAAAAGCAATGATGATCAGAGCCATGACAGGCAGTACCCTCAACTTTACGGCAATTAAAATCGGTGACGCGAACGCCCCGTCTGCGCTGAAATCTGGCGACTACTGGTACGATACCGAAAACCAGACGCTGAACCAGTACATGGACACGTGGACGGAGAGTGCAGCGGGAATCACCGTAGGATCCAGCGAGCCGACCAACCCAGAGATAGGAGACCTCTGGTACAACCCATCCGTCGGCGCGCTTTACAAATGCACAAATGGATGGGTACAGGAAAGCGGAGCGAACATCACCTGCGCGACCAGCGCCCCGGAGAACCCGAACGTAGGCGATTACTGGTACGACACCGCGAACAACATCTTCTACGTCCGCAGCAGACTGTGGAGCAACGCCACAGGCGTCAGAATCAGCGTCAGAGCCGATGAGCCGACCAACCCATCCGTGGGTGGCTACTGGTACGACACAACGGAAGAGAAGCTGAAAATCTGCTCCGGAGGATGGCAGGACACCGACATACCGGTAGCCGCAGAACCACCTGCAGAAGCAAAAATCGGCGACCTCTGGTATGACACCGAGAACTCCGTCCTGAAGGTATGCGGCGGCACCGAGGAGGAAAAGACCTGGAGCGGCGCCGGCAAGAACTGCCCACAGACGCAGCCAAGCTCCCCGGCATTCGGAGACGTATGGTACGACGCCGAGAATTCCGTCATTCAGGAATACAAGGCGATCTGGACAGACGACACCGAGCACAACTTCACGTATAGCCAGACGGTACCTGAAGACCCGCAGGAAGGCGACTGGTGGTATGACACCACCCTCCACGTTTACGTCCAGCAATGGACGCGAGACACCGGAAGAACGTTCACCTACGGCGCCGTAGCAGCTGCAAACGCGAAGGAGAACGACTGGTGGTACAGCACCATAAACGACACCCTCTACACCTACGGCAGAGTGATGGCGCTCGACGATACGGACACCTTCGCCTACAGCGCAACCAGACCCGCTATCGCTTTTGATGGCGACTTCTGGTATGACACCGGCCGCAACATCCTCATGGAATACGCGTCCGGCTGGTTCATCGTTGAGGACATCGCATTCACCTATGGCGCAAGCCCGGCGAGAACCCCAGATGCCGGCGACTGGTGGTACAACACATCGAGCCAGCAGCTCTACGAGTACAACGGCGCACAATGGGTAGCCAACTACGCAACGATCACGTGCTCGATTTCACAACCGAACACACCGGAAGCGCTGACAGACCTACTCGACCCGATCATGACGGCGCCCATTACGGAGATCCTCAAGGGCAGCAACTACGTCAGCTTGACGGCAATGCTCTCGAACATGGATCTGACCGAAGGCTTCAAGTGGTCGGAGACTGGCGTATTCGCCCAGATCGACAACGAAGAGCCGGAGCTTTACGCTTACTGCAACGCCGGAGATCTGTACGATTACATCCCGGACAACACCTGCGGCCGTAACATCAACGAAACGTTCACGCTCCTGGTTATGGTAGGAGACGCAGAGAGCGTCTCTGCGACCATCGGCGAGGCGTCGGTATATGCAACCAAGGCAGAACTGAACAACCACATCAGAGACAGCGAGAACCCCCACCAGGTAACCGCAGCGCAGGTCGGTCTCGGCAACGTGGAGAACAAAGCGCCGTCCGACATGACGGTGAACTTCACGGAAGCAGCCAAGCTGGAGGACGTAAAAACCGGCGAGAAACTCTCTACTCTCTTCGGCAAGATCAAGAAAGCCATCAGCACTTTGATCCTGCACCTGAAGGCGGAGAACCCTCACCAGATCACAGCCTCAAAAATCAGCGCAGCAGCCGCGAACCACGCCCACTATGTATCAGGAGTATTCACCGGAAACGGCACGCAAAAGCGCTTGATTTCTCTCGATTTCACTCCTTCGGTGGTCATCCTTTGCAACGGCAGAGGTATGACCGGCGACGACATCGACGGCGTATGCGGCGGTATTGCCGTAGGCGCACACGGACTGCGTAGCAGACAGTGCACCGTGGTCTCTCACGAAACCACATGGAGCAACTCCGACACGGCGCTGCTCATTACGACAAATGGCTTCTACGTGAACTACTACAGCTCCACCAAAGTATCAACGAACAAGAGCGGCGAGACTTATCGCTACATCGCGTTCAAGTAAAGGAGGAACCACGACATGGGACTTAAAAAGCTCACCGAGAAGAAGGTAGCTACCAACCTCCTGGACGAAGCCTACGTCGTCGTTACACAACAGATAACTGACGACCAGGGCGAAGCAAAGGAAGCCGTGCGAAGAATTCCGCTGGCGACCTTCTTCTCAACGATCGGCGCAGATGTTGACTTCGACCAAGACGAGCAGGCGCTATACCTGCTCAACCGCGACGGAGTACGCATCGGCGTCGGAACAACCATCATCGCCGGAATCACCGGACTGCAGATGTACACCGAGGAAGACGACAACGCGACACAATACCTCGTGCTTGCCGACAGCAACGGCGTAGAGCTCTGTAGAACGGAATTCACGGTAACGGGATCCGGAACAGGAACCGCGTACACCTGCCGCCTTATCAACGGCATGAGCAGCGCGAACCTTTCCGTCCCTTCCGGTCAAGGATGCTCTCTGCAGTACGAATACTACGAATACTACGGCCAGGACAGAACCACCGTAGACGCAACGGCGCAGTACTTCGTAAAGACCGGCACCAGCGACTATCAGCTGGTGAAAACCGAAAGCATCAACCAGGGCACCCACACCGTGCCCGTTTCCGAATACCTGACTACCGGCGTGAACTACTTCAAGATCCAGGTAGCCGGCGGCGAAAGCGGAACGATCAAGACGCTGACCTTCACGATTAACGTGGTGGACATCGCCCTGACTTCCACCTTCAGCGACACCCAGGCATACAGCAGCAGTATCAGCTTCTTATACCGCGTAACCGGCAAGAGCCTCAAGAAGACGATGTACTTCTACGTGGATGGCGAACTTTACGACGAAGTCGACATCGGAACCAGCCACAACGTCCAGCTCACCGAGACGCTGAACCTTGCGAGGTACGGACACGGACATCACATCATGACCTGCTACTTCTTAACCGAGGACGGCGCGAGATCTCCGGAGCTGACCTACGACATTATGTTCACCACCGGAGAGGCAGAGACGATCATCGGCTCCACCTTCTCCGAAACAGAGGTCACCTTCGGCGAGACGATAACTGCAGACTACGTAGTATTCACACACGGAAGCGACTACACGGCGGAGGTTTTACTCGGCATCTATACGCTGGACGCTGCCGGCGAGAAGCAATACTACAGCCAGACCGCACTCTCCAACGTGGTAAACCAGAGCGTGCAAAAGTGGAACATCACCGACTATCCGGAAAGCGGAAAGATCTACCTGGAGATCGCAGCAGGCACAACCGTCCGCACCTTCGAGGTAACCGTCAACGCTATCAGCGGCGACCGAGACCTCTCCGGCGTAGACACCCGACTGATCGCGGCGTTCTCCGCTTCAGGCAGAAGCAACAACGACACCGCGCGAGAGGTGCTGTCCGCAGCGTACACCAGCAAGGACAACGTGCAGACGACCATCAAGGGCGCCCTTTCCGGTTTCAACTACCGAAGCAACGGCTGGGTGAGCGACGCAGACGGCTATCCGGTATTGAGAATCAGCGGTGGCGCTTCCGCACAGATTAACCTGCCGCTTTTTGCATCCTCCTGGAGAGACGACCAGAACCAGGACATCCAGCTCGCAGGCAGTCCTACAACCGCAGGGCGTACCTTCGAGATTTCCTTCAGAACGCAGAAGGTAACGGATGAAAGCAAGAGCATCATGACGCTTTACGACGAAGACAGCGGAATCGGCGTGAAGATCTTCCCTTCGAGAGCGTACATTCTGTCCGACGCGATGAGCATCGAGCAGGACGACGAAGGAAACATCCTCAACAAGAACGCCATCCCTTACGTTCCGTACTCTTCGACACAGGGCAAGGTGCGCTTGACATTCGTAGTCGAGCAGAACGGCTACTACAAAGAAGAGGACGGCACCGCAAAGCAGCTGATCCGAATCTACGTAAACGGAGAGATGGCGTCCGCCATTCCTTACAGCACCGACAGCTTCACCACCAGCAACGCAATACCGAAGCTCGAAGCCGAAGGCTGCATCTTCGACGTTTACACCATGCGCTTCTACGACTACGCGCTGGACGACGCAGGCGTGCTGAAGAACTTCATCGCCGACCTGCCGAGCACCAGCGAGAAGATCGAGGTCTATGACGCCAACGACATCGTGGACGACAACGACGACATCGACTTCTATTTGAGCATTCAGAAGTACGCGAGCATGGTGCTGACCGGTACCCTTTCCGCCTACAAGGGCGACAAGGTGAAAATCGGCTGCCAGCTCTACAAACCGGACGGCAGCACCGAGGACGGCTACTACATCGAATGGGACTACATGGAGCAGGATGCCGAAGGCAAATACGGAAACGTGAACAACGTCCAGGGTACCAGCTCCCAGTACTACCTGAAGAAAAACTACAAGATCACCTTCTACAAGCTCGTGAACGGCGAATTCAAGAAGGTCAAGGTGGTTATTATGCCCGGCATGACACCGGTCAACACCATCTGCGTCAAGGCGGACTATATGTCCCCGGACAGCGCAAACACCGGCAACGCCAACTACTGGCAGTCTATCCTCGAAGAGCAGACCCCGCAGCAGAAGGAGAACGCGGCATATCAGACATCCATCAAGGGATACCCGATCCTGATGTTCCACCGCGAAACCGAGGGCGACACTCCGACCTTCATCGGCAGATACTGCCTGAACAATGACAAGAGCAACGCGGAAGCATTCGGTCTTGTAACCGAAGGCGACAGCGGAAACAACACCGTCTGCCAGATGTGGGAATACCTCGATAACGCCGAGGATATCTGCAACTGGAAGACCGACAAACTTCAGGAACCCAGAACGGACAAAGACGGCAAGTCCTACCCGGCATGGATGGACGCGCTGGAAAGCTCGTATCCGGACCAGGGAGACCTCGAAGACGAAGGACTGCTCCCGAACCTCGACCGTATGCAAATCACATACAGCTGGGTGGTTCAGAGAGCGAACTACCTCGCGGCAAGCAAGACCAGCGGCGGCGGCACGTACAACGGCGTGACCTACACGAACGACTACGACCTCAAGCTGGCGATCTTCAGGAGAGAATTCTCGCGCCACTTTAATGCTCACCATTTCGCGCATTACTTCATCGCCAACGAAGTACCCCTCCTTGTTGATAACTTCAGCAAGAACTTCTTCGCGGTGCCGAGAACCAACAACCAACGGATCCTCAACACCGACGGCGAGGAAATCACGGTAGCGAGCCTGATCGCCGAAGACGGATCCGTAGACATCAGCAACGTGGACTGGGAGAATTCAACCTTCGACCCCGTGTACGCGATGCTCTACGATATGGACTCCTGCCTCGCAGCGGACAACAACGGCTACGACCAATTCCCGTACTACGCGGAAATGTGGGACAGCTACAACGGCAGCAAGATCGTGAACGGCTCGGAGAATATCCTCTTCCAGCTTTGGTACGGCGCATTTTACGACGACCTCAAGAACCTTTACTGCCGCTTCAGAGACACCAGCAAGACGCTCTCCCCGGCGCTTTATATGCGTGCTCTGATCGACGACTTGACGAAGGCAATGCCGATCGTCGCCATCAACAAAGACCAGCGCTTCAAGTACATCGACGCATACGAAGGCGGCTACTTCAACTACGAGACGGAAAGCTGGCTCTACACCGCAGCCTTCATGTACCTCGTAAAGAGCACGATGGAGAGCTACCACCGCGACTTCATCACGAAGAGGTTCGCAATGCTTGACAGTAAGTACCTGGAGGACAGCTACCTGCAGGACAACTTCAACTTCAGAATCAATCGCGGCCAGAGTAACCCGGAAGACCTCGCATTCGAAATCACACCGTGCCAGGCGCTCTACTGCTACACCGAATGGGGTAACAGCGGAAGCTACATCGGCGGCAAGTGCCTCGAAGGCGAGAGCATCGAAATGAAGCCGACCGCAGCTGGTAACTGGAGCGACATCGTCCTGGCAGTTTACGGCGCGAGCCACATCAAGAGCCTCGGCGACCTTTCACCTCTGTACCCGTCGAAACTGCAGAGCTTGTCGCTTTGCCAGAACCTGACCGAGCTCATCCTCGGCAGCAACGCGGAAGGATACAACAACAGCCTTCTGACAAGCATCAGCGACGTCAGCTACCTCACAATGCTGGAGAAGCTGAACATCTGCAACTTGACAGCGCTCGGCGGTACCGTCGACCTTTCAAACTGCGACGTGATCGAAGAGGTCTATGCAACCGGCAGCGCAATCGCGGCCGTCGTATTCCCGCAGGGCGGCTACTTGAAGAAGGTAGAACTTCCCGCAGGAATCACTTCTCTGGAAATCGTAGACCACAGCGAGATGCAGCGCTTCACGATGGAAAGTTATGCAAACATTCTCCGCTTGAGAGTGGAAAACACACCGAACATCGACACAGCTGCCATCATCGCCACCAGAGGCGCCAGCCTGAACAGAATCAGACTGGTAGGCGTCAACTGGACGCTCGCAGACGAAACCGTCCTCCGCATCATTGCTGACGACAGTATGAAGGGCAAGGTTATCGACGCGAACGGCAACGCGGTAGAAGACACCAACAGCTACCCGACCATCACCGGCACGGTAACGATCGGCAGGATCCAGAAGAGCCTGCTCGACAAGCTGAACAGCATCTACCCGAACCTTAACATCAGATACACCACCCTCTACCACGTGGCAACCTTCAAGGACTGGGACGGCAGCGTTCTGAAGACCGAAGAGGTCAACGACGGAGAATCGGCAACCGCACCGGTAGCACCGGAGAGAGCGAACACCGTGCAGTACGTCTACGCCTTCAGAGGCTACGACCTCAACTACGGCAAAATCACAGCCGACACAACCTTCACGGCGCTATACTCGGAGGCTCTGCAGCAGTACGACATCGAATTCAGAGAGAACCAGGGCGACCAGGCGGTGCTCGAAACCGTCGAAGGCGTATCCTACGGTTCCTCGTACACGTACCCCGGCGAACTTCCAACAAGAGAAGGCTACCTCTTCGTAGGCTGGCAGGATGCAGACGGACACGTCTACAACTACAAGCAGCAGATGCCGAATGACAGCGCGAGCATCGACGCTGACGGCTTGCCGGAGGTTATAAAACTCTTCGCAGCCTGGGAAGCGGTCGAAATGCCGGCAACCAGCAAGGCATTCAACCAGCTGACACATGGCGAGCGCCTCTGGTGCGCTATCGCTATTCAGCGAGGCGAAGCCGAGGACTGCACCGTCGTCTACTACAGCGACACCCAGGAGTACATCATCACCAACCTGACGACGCTGGCAACGGTAACCATCGGCGCCGGAGACACCAAGCAGTACACCCTTTATAACGGCGAGACGCTGACACAGCAGGTCGCAGACTTCAATCACGACTTCCTGGACAGCTCGAAGACTGGCAAGGCGGGCATCAGCTACATGATGAAAAACTGCTTGACGAAGACCGGCAACATGAACCCGAACTACAAGCACAGCTTCAACTTCCAGATCGGCGCAGACGAACCTATCGTCAGCGACGACGGAGACTATTCGAGCGCCACAGCAGCCAAGCTGACAAACACCCACGTAGCAACAGCTGACGAAGTGGCGGCAGGCTTCGTAGAGATCAAGTCCCTCGGTCAGACATACCTGGCAGCCATCGAAGTAAACCACGCAGATGGAACCAAGACGACCTGGGCGCTTGACGACAAAGGCTTCTACATCGGAACCGACAGCGACAAGGTCAACGATAAGATCTCGCAGAACACCTGGTACAAGTCCGACACCAACGTGGACGCAGATAACCCGTTCTACAAGATCGGAAAAATGCTGCAGAGCGCTGGCGTCAACATCTTGAGCGCGGACGGCGCCGTCCAGACCGGATGGGACGCAACCCAGTACACCTGGGCGTTTATCATCGGGCAGAGCATGACCTTCGATAACTTCGGAGGAATCAAGTTTGACGCGACAGGAAACGACGACCTCAACGTAGCCGCAAACAACGCCTACAACGGAAACGGCAAGTCGAGAATCGTCTTCTGCTCCGACCACACCTACGACTGGAACAACTTCCTCGAAGTGAGCCAGGGCGCCGTGATTTCTGTACCGGTAATCGAAGGCGACTCCGTAACCGTCAAGGCATACGGCAAGAGCCGAAACGCCGGAGGCTACGAAGCCACCAGAATGGCGAAATGGGCAAACGGTGAATTCCTGGATCAGCTGCCGATCGGACTTCTGAACACCATCATCCCAGTGTACAAAACAAGCTCCATCGGCAACCGAAGCTACGCCGTAACCGGCAAGCAGTACAAGATGTGGCAGGCTTCCTACATTGAGATGGGCAGTAACACGAACGTGTACCCTTACCTGCAGGAAGGCACCAAGTATCCGATCTTCACAAATGACGCATCGCGCATCAAGTACCTGGCAGACGGCACAGGTGCCGTCTGCAGCTGGTGGGAGCGCAGTCCTATTCGCTACCATTCGTACGGCTTCTACTACGTCTTTACCAGTGGCTACCTGTACAACTACGGCTACGCGCACAACGCGAATGGCGTGTGCCTCGGCTTCTGCTCCGGCGAAGCAAGCGACAGCGAAGCGTAACCGATCCAACACATCTCTGGCAGCCTTATGCTGCCAGAGAGAACGGATTGCATAACGAAAGGAGGATAAACCGATGTCAGTACCACCCGGAGATCGCGGGAAATCAAGTATGCAGTTTGTCGAGACGGCAGACCGCATAGAACAACGAACGATGGAACTCTGCAGAAAGTGGCCGAAAACCTACACCTTCATCATCACACAGAGAACCGTCGCACTTGCCTCGGCTATTTATGAACACGCGCAGTATGCAAACGCCATACTTCCGCAGACCGAAGAAGAGAGAACCCAGAGAATACTCGAACTCGAAAAGGCGATGGGCGCGAATTACGCCTTCGCCCGGAAGATAGAACGAGCCTACTCACTATTCCCTCTATGCGGTCAGAAAGACGGACGCAGCCAAAAGGAGGAGCAGGAAAAGAGCAACAGGATCCTGGAAGAATTCATGAACCTATGCCTCGAAGAAGAGGACGCCCTCAAGGGCAACCTGCACTACACCAGACACATGGAACTGCACCGCCCACGTAACAACAAGGAAAAGCCGGAGTAAAACCCCGGCAAAGCACAACAACGGTTTATCTCTACACGCACAGGTGCCGTCTGCAACTGGTGGGAGCGCAGTCCTAATCGCAACAATTCGAACAACTTCTACAACGTCAATACCAGTGGCAACCCGAACAACAACAACAACGCGAACAACGCGAATGGCGTGTGCCTCGGATCCTATAAGTGGGGAAACCCCTCGACCAGACAAAGTAGCGGCAGAGCCGTGAAATCCGTGTCATTTTATAGAAGGAGAGATGGACCGTCCGCAGGACGACTGCGGAGAATTCGCATAAGGCTGCTATAAGCCTGAACCCGATATGCGCGGGCGGACGCTTCTTGCATGGTCGAAAGGATGGACGTCGCCTCGATTTCATGCCCGGTCGCATTTCGCAGTCAGATAAACGTCCGATATTAGACTGCACGGGGTGCATTGATTTAGGAGGAACGACACATGACAAGCCAAGAACGACATGAGGCTCGCTACCAGCGCCGGAAAGCGGCGCGGGAAGCAAGAAGAAAGGAGCTGCTCGATGAAGCGTTAGATTTCAACAAGGTTTTCACATTTCCGCACCTTTACCACAGCGCACAGCTGTGCTTTAAGGGCGTGAGCTGGAAGGCAAGCGTCCAGGCGTACAAAGCCAGGTGCGGCATCAACGTAGCAAGGAGACTGCGGGATCTCCGGAACGGCGTATGCAAGCTGCGAAAATGCCCGGAATTCTACATAAGGGAACGAGGGCACCTGCGAAGGATAAACAGCATCCACATCGACGACCGAGTACCGCAGAAATGCAACAGCTACTACAGCCTCAAACCGGTGCTTCACCGGACGCTGGTGTACGACAACTACGCCAGCCAGGAAGGCAAAGGCACCACCAAAGCAAGAGACCGCGTCAAGTGTATGCTGGAGCGCCACATCAGGAAGTACGGAATGACCGGAGGCATGATCGTCTTCGATATCCGCCACTTCTTCGACAGCATCCAGCACTCACTCGTGCGCCAGGTTATGGATAAGCACTACGACGACAAGTGGATCATCGGTCTGAACATGAAAATCGTCCGCCACAACAGGACGGACGTGGGACTGGTTCTCGGAAGCGAAAACTCGCAAGACTTCGCGATCACCACACCGAGCAGCCTCGACCACTTCATCCGCGAGGTTTTACGACCGGACAGCAGCGGACGATACATGGACGACGGAATAATCATCCACCACGACTACGAATACCTGAAGGGCGTCCTGGAGGAAATAAAAGCCTTCGCCGCGCGGCTCGGTTTCACCCTTAACGAAAAGAAAAGCCGCCTCCTGCACTTCGGAGAACAATTCACGTTCCTGAAGCGCAAGTACGACTTCACAGAGACCGGGCACATCATCATACGCCCCGCCAGGGAAAGCGTCGTCAGAGAGCGTAGAAAACTGAAAAAGCTGGCAAGGAAGCACGACGAAGGAAAGATACCGTTCAAGACCTGCAGCGAATCGGTGCAGGCTTGGAAAGCCAGCATAGACGGTACAAAGTGCTTCAAAATCACCCAGAGCATCGACACTTTATTCAACCAGCTGCTCATACCGTGGCTGGTTAGAGAGGAGGCATACACGCCATGTACTACAAAATCGTATCAGGTGGACAGATCGTCGACGTTTGCGACGGCTTGAACTTCGTCCGCTGGCAAAAGAAGAACTCGCTCTTTTTAGCCTGCAGCAACGAGGCGGAAGCCGGCGGAATCATATCCTCGGACGGCTCCACAATTTATCTGCTCGAAGGCGCAGAACAGGTGAACGACCTGGCGTACGCCCACTATGCAGAAATCGACGAGGATACCTACAACTCGCTCCGTGAACAGCTGATCGAGAACGGCATACTGGAGGATCCGAAAGTGGAACCGCCCAGCACGGAGGAAGAAAACACAGGAACCCACGAACCGGTCGCAAAGAGCGAGGAGCGACAGCTCATCGAAAACCTGCAGGCGCAGGTCGATATGCTGACCGAGTGCATCCTGGAAATGTCGGAGCACGTCTATGCTTAGGCGTTTAATATTCCGAATTTTATACGGAAAGGAGGGCGAAGCAATGATGGCAATGTTATGGGCACAGCAGATCATGCTGGGTAAGAAGACATTCGCGCAGGTTCCCCGCTTGCTGAAGGACCAGGTCAAAGAGCTCCTGGTTGATAGCGGTATGGGCGAACTGGCAGCCGAGTAAAAAACCACCACGAAAGGAGCACATGAGGCAATGAACCCACTCGAACTCATCGACCGCCTCTGTGCGGTCACGGAAGCACAGTCCCGCATCATCCGCGAGCAGGCGCTCTTCATTGAGCAAATGAAAACCGTGGACGCGGAGACGAAGAAACAATTTGCAGATAAGCGTGTACCCGTTGACACGGAGCTTGACCTTCTCGAAGTCGGGCTCCGTCCGTACCACAACACCGGCTGCAGGAAAGGAGACGACCATGCTTGAATTATCCGTCGGAGAATTGATAGCGATCGTCGCCGCAGCCTTCGGTCTTCCGACTGCCTTCACCGGCTTCTGTGTATGGCAGCTGAAGCGCAAGATCGAGAAGCGGGAAAAGCGAGAAGAAGAACGCGAGGTAGCTCGCGAGCAAAACGAGCTCTTCCTGATTAAAGGCACCAGCGCCGCGATCGCTCTCGGTGAGGCAACAGCCAGAGCCGTGCAGCGGATCCCCGACGCCCACTGCAACGGCGATATGCACGCTGCCCTGGAGTACGCCACCAAAGTAAAGCATGAGCAGAAGGACTTCCTGGCAAAGCAGGGCGTCCATGCTCTCTACGAGTAAAGGAGGCGCGCTTCATGGCAAGAAAGAAGCGCAGCAAGCTGACGCTCTGGCTCCGCCGTAAAAAGCGAGCCAGGGCGAAAGCGAAGGCTGCAAAACAACCGAAACACATCAGAACGATGGACGTCATTCTGGTGATCGTCGCGGTGGCGCTCCTGGCGTTCACCATCGAGATGATCGCTCTCTTCAAAGAGACCGGAATGATACCCGACACCCTGGTCACCTGCGTATTTGCCGCCCTGGGCGGCGAGTGCGGCATGATGGCATGGATCAAGACCGCGAAGGAACGCAACAAAGAGCGCAAGTGGGAACTCGAAGACCGAGACCACATGGAGAAGCGCGAGGACGCGGCAAACGAAACGGAGGAATAAACAATGGCACTCAAAGGCACCACAACCGAAGAGAAAATCTGGAATTTTCTCAAAGACAACGGTCTGAACGACTTCGGCGCCGCCGGCTTAATGGGTAACCTTTACGCAGAATCGGCGCTCCGCCCGACGAACCTTCAGAACACCTACGAGAAGAAGCTCGGCATGACAGATGCCGAGTACACCGCAGCCGTGGACAACGGAACGTACTGCAACTTTGTGAAGGACTGCGCCGGCTACGGCTTGGCACAATGGACATACTGGTCGCGCAAGCAGAATCTGCTTGACTTCGCAAAGAGCGCGGGCAAGTCCATCGGCGACCTGGAGATGCAGCTCTCCTTCTTAATCAAAGAGCTGAAAAGCGGATACGCATCCGTCCTCCAGACCCTGAAGACTGCAACCAGCGTCCTCGTGGCGTCGAATGCAGTCCTGCTCAAGTACGAACGTCCGGCAAACCAGGGCACCAGCGTCCAGAACGCCAGAGCCTCCTACGGACAGAAATACTACGACAAATACGCGAAACCCGCAAAGAAGGAGGAAACCCCTATGTCAACCAAAATCACCACCGGCGCCCAGCTCGCCGCCAAAGCGAAGGACGTGGCGCTGAACTACAAGACACTCTACGTCATGGGATGCTTCGGAGCACCGATGAACGCGACCAACAAGAAGCGCTACTGCTCGAACCACACCTACAACAAAGCAGCTGCTCGCCAGGCAATGATCAACGCGGCCAGCGCCGACACCTTCGGCTTCGACTGCGTCTGCCTTATCAAGGGACTGCTCTGGGGATGGTGCGGCGACAAGAACAAGGTGTACGGTGGCGCAGGATACGCGGTCAACGGCGTGCCTGACATCGGCGCCGACAGCATGATCGGCGTCTGCAAGGACGTGAGCACCGACTTCTCCAAAATCGAGGTCGGCGAAGCGGTATGGTGCAAGGGACACATCGGCATCTACATCGGCGGCGGTCTCGCCGTTGAATGCACACCGGCGTGGAAAAACTGCGTACAGATTACCGCTTGCAACTGCACCAAAAGCGGCTACAGCCGCCGCAACTGGACGAAGCACGGCAAGCTGCCGTATGTTTCCTACACCGGCGCCAGCGAAAGTGTGAACGCCGGAGCCTCCACGACAACCACCACGAAGCCGAGCACCAGCACCGGTACCGGCAGCGAGACGGTCTACGTCGTGAAGAAAGGCGACACGCTCTCTGCGATCGCCAGAAAGTACGGCACTACATACCAGAAGCTCGCCCAGTACAACGGCATCGCAAACCCGAACATCATCAGCATCGGGCAGAAGATCAGGATCCCCGGCAAAGCCACCCAGGCGGCCGCGTGGACTCCGAAGGTCGGCGACACCGTTATTTATAACGGCAACAAGCACTACACCAGCGCAAACAGCACCGCAGCGAAGAGCTGCAAGGGCGGCAAGGCGAAGATCACCCAGATCTACCAGCTGGGCAAATCGAAGCACCCCTACCACCTTGTGAGAGTCTCCGGATCCGGCGCCACGGTTTATGGCTGGGTAGATGCCGGAACCTTCACGAAGGCGTAAGCATGGGCGCCCTTCTGAACCTCCTCCTTCCGATAGCAGGACTGGCGATCGCCGTCGTGTGGATCGTCAGCCTCTGCAGGTGGGACGGAGAGAAAAACTGCAACCCAAACGAATGCGAGACGTGTCCCTTCCCATGCGAGGGGCACTCCGCTAAATCTAATAATCGAAAGGAAACCACACCATGAAAGAATTCATTCTCGTACTGCTCCAGGCAGTAATCATCGCGGCCGTTCCGGTCATCACTTCGTACCTCTGCAGCTTCCTCAAGCAGAAGAGCAACCAGGCAGCCGCAAAAACCAACAACGAGCTCGCCGCTTCTTATATCAAGGAAGCAGCCGACGCGGTCACAACGGCGGTAACGTTCACCAGCCAGACCTACGTGGACAACCTGAAGAACAGCGGAGCCTTCTCGACAGAGAACCAGAAGGAAGCATTCAACAAGGCGATGAGCAAGGCTATGGAAATTATGAGCGCCGAGGCGAAGAACTACCTCGCCAAAGCATACGGAGACTTGACGAACTACCTCGCAACCAAGATCGAGGCGGAGGTCAGGGACCAGAAAAACACAGCCATCCTCACCGGCGAACTCATCACGGAATAAAAATTCTCGGAAATTGAGAAAAAGTTATTGACAAATCGGTAACCCCGTGATATACTGGCGGAGGGGAGGGGGTCTAAGGGGGAGTGAGCCTCCGCCCCTCCCGTCCCTCTAATTTGTTGAAAAGTGCCAGAAATACGCACATCTTCTTTGTGTAGTATTTTTGGCATTTTTCTCTTGACAATAAACCAATGGCGGTTTATAATGTTCTCGTAAACCGAGAGAGGAAGAGCCTCCGAGGATAAAACAGAATGCGACAGTGCAAGTCGGGCGGAAGCGGTCAGAGAACCGGGAAAGCCGGCGGACGGTAACGGCTGCGAAAGGTAACCTCGGCGCCTTCCCCTCCGGGATACACCAAAACAACAAACACGGAGGAACCAAGATGAAATTCGAGAAAAAGAGCTACAGCGAAACCTGCTACGAATATCGCGGCGCTTACATTTACAAAATCACCCGCCTCGACTACTGCGCATACGCGGACGGAAAAATGGTGGTTCACGAAAAGACCCTCAAGGCAGCAAAAGCAAAAATCGACGAACTTCTGAAGGAGGAAGCATAATGAAAAAATATAAAGCAACCTACTGGAGAGAAAACCCGCAGCTTCCGAATGGCGGCTACGAAACAACCAGGACCATCGAGGCGAAGACCCAGGCGGCAGCAAAAAAGAAAGCCGAACAGCTGACGGTTTCATACGGCAGCCTTCGACTGATTGATATTGAGGAGGAAAACTAAATGAGAAACACCATCAAGGCAAAGACCGGCTACAGAATCAGATACGCGCAGAGAACCCTCGAAGCGATCGGAAGTCCCAACACCATAAAGTACGCAATTCTATACGATGGCGAAGAAAAAGTAATGATCGCTGAACTGAAAAGCCACACCGAATACCTGGCCGAAAAAGAAGACAACGAGTGCTTCAACCTTTGCGAAGTGTTCACCACCGAGAAAGGAAACCAATTCATATACTGGAGAGACGAAGAGCTCGACCAGGACTACATCACCAAAATACCCACCGGGACACAGGAGGAAACAAAATGAGCTACATGACACTAAAAGGATTACGCACCCGCCGCAACCTGTGGCAATGCGACGTTTCGCTTTACAAAGAAAGATCGGAGGCAGAAGCGGACGGTTTCAACCTCATATACGAAGACGAAGAGGGCGCAGTTTACGGAATCAGAAAAAACGAATACTGCTGGGAAAAGCTCGCATTCGTCCCCTACCCGGAATACTACTCAAAATATGAAGGGAGGGCGATCGGATGAAGCAACCCACCCCGTGCGCTACTTGCCAACACCTGGGAGATGCCCAATTCCCCTCCGTCCGCTATTACGTCGGCGGCGAGCTGAAGTCAGAACTGATAGGCTTCAGCGACCGACCGAACGGAGAGCCGGTGGAATTCCCGGCCAGACATTGCAATCACGAAAAACGCAAAGGCAAGGTGAGCGTTTACGAAGCATCAGACCACCCCTGCCAATGCATCTACTACGAAGAAAGGAAATGGGTGCGACCAGGCACCTGCGGAGAATGCCAACTCCACACGTCATACACTAACGGCCAGATCGCCTGCAGCGGACACCCGTTCACCGGAAAGCACGAAAGAGACGAACCTGCCTGTCCAAACGGCAAGGTCGAAATAAACGCCCAATTAACATTATTTTGAGGAGGAGCAAATATGGAATTCAGAGACAAGAACGGAACGCTCATCGAAGCCGGAGCGTTCATCAGACACGACAACGGCGACATCGAGGAGGTATTCTCCACCACGACGGCGTCCGGAGACGAAAGCCTCGGCATCATGGCGACGAACCCTGCATACCTGAAGAACCACCCAGACTGCGAGATCGAATACTACGACCTCTCAAACTTCAACCTGAAGGAATGGGAAATCGTCCAGGAGGTGCAGCCATGAAGCAGATGATCCTGACGCTCCCACTCAAAGAGGGAGAACCGATCCCGGCGTCAATCCTGGTAGCAGCCAGCCGAATCGCCGGAGCTGTAGCTGACACCGTGAGCAGCGTCGAGATCCACGGCGAAGACGGCCGCACGTACACACTCACCAGACCGAAGGAGGCAACAGCATGAGTCAGAGAGAACGTATGCTGCAGGAGGTCAAATACATAACCTCCTGCGAAGAATTCACGCCGGAAGACATCGTCGACCACCTTCTGCATCGCGGGGCGCTCATGCCGCCCTGCCCGATCGGAACCAAGATATACATCCTGGTAACCAAGCGACCCAAAATCACCCACCCGGAATTCACGTTCATAAAGGAATCGCACCTCACCTACTACAACCTGGAGCGCGTCCTGGCGGAATTCGGAAAGACCGTATTCCTCGACTACGAGGCAGCGAAAGAAGCAAAGGAGAAGATGAAATGAACCTCAAGCAAGCGATAACCGTGCTCGACAGCACGATCCCACCGTCGAACAACAAGATGGTGGACATGGCACACCTCCCGATCGCCCAGGCGTGGGAGACCATCAAAACCGCCCTGAAATTAGGGCAAATTCAGACCGAAGGCAGACTGACCGCTTACAACGACGGACTGCCATACTTCCCGGAGTGCTTCAAAGCGCCATGCTCCGGAATGGGATGCAAGAAGAAGGACTGCGAATTCATGACAGACGTCTGCAGGAAGCTCGCAGCATTTGAAGACCAGGAAGAGCGCTACACACCGCAACGCCCGGAATTCTGGGGCGACGGATACGACGAAAACGGCGAGCTCATCTACGACCAGGCGAAGTGCCCGAACTGCGGCAATGACGACTTCGAGGAAGGCATCAACAACTGGGGATGCAAATTCTGCCCAGACTGCGGTCAGGCATTAGACTGGGGTGACAACGCGTGACACTTAAAGAAGCGACCGAGGCAGCCAAGAAGAGAATGCCGGTCATCCACAACGGAATCGAATATCTGCGCATCAAGCAGGCGGGGTACGATTACGACGACCAGGGCAACCCGACGCCCTTCGTACAGCTGCTCGACAAATGCAAACACAGCGTATCATACGCCGATCCGGCGAGAGTAACACTAAAGGAGGAACCGCCATGTACAGAATCGTGAGATACTACAACGGCACCAAAGGCTTCGGCCGCAAATTTGAAACAGAAAAAGAAGCGAGAGACCACATCGCCACGGATCCGAAGATCCAGCAGGACATCGAGGACGGCTTCAGCTTCGACGTGGAGGAATGCGACTGATGGGAAAAACATATAAAGTCAAAGTGCAGCGCCCCATCTTCCCCGAAGGAGCACCGGCGCTCGTTTATAGCAAATGCGGAACCATACCGCCCACCCACCTACCGCTTGAAGGTCCCCTCAAGGACGCCCTGGGAGATCGCGACAAGGCATACTTCAGATGCCGCGTCGACGGAACCCTCCTGGTGCTCCTGAAAGAGCTGCGCCACCAGAATATGCTTGACCTCATCGACGACTACGTCGAGAAGCACAGCGAGGAAACCGAAACCGCATACAGCCGGTCAGACTTCTACAACGAAGCAGCGGTGGCTCTGCTTCAGAGCAAAGGCGTGGACGTCGACGAAGACGGAAGCGTAACAAAAGCGTAACAGAAAAATCGTAAGCGAAAGCCATCAGAGAAAATAGAGATAATAGAGGCACGAGAGGCACCGAAAAACACGACACAAAACCTCGTGCCAACCCGCTACGAAAGAGTGGGAATAAGAACCAAAAAGCCGATACCCCTTTATTTACAAGGGATATCGGCTTTATTTTTTACCAAGCGTACCAAAAGCGTAACACTTTACTGCAGGTCCTCGATTTTTTTCTCGAACTCCGAGACAACACCGGTGTAATTCTCGCCCTCGTCAGTTTCCAACCGAGAGGAGACCTCCTCCTGCTTATCCGGATACAAATGCGAATACGTCTGCAGCGTCGTCTGGATGTTTTCGTGGCCCAGGCGTTCAGAGACCAGAAGCGGAGAGAAACCCATCTCGATCAGAAGCGACGCATGGGAGTGCCGGAGATCGTGAACACGGATCCTCTTCACACCGGCCGCCTTGCTGCCGCTTGACATTTCATTCGACAAGACGTGCTTCGTGAAATAGAAGAGACGGTCGCCCGGCTCGTAGTCAACCAGCCGATCGGCGTAGTCGCGGATCAGAGCCAGGACAAAACGAGGAACCGAGACGACACGGTTCGAGCGCGGCGTCTTCGGAGGCTGGATAACCGTCTCCCCTTTGACCTGCGCTGCCGTTTTATTTATGGAGATGCGCGAACGCTCGAAGTCCACGTCCAGGAGCGTGAGTGCCAGAAGCTCCCCGGAGCGCATACCAGTCCAGAATAGCAACTCGAAAGCCAGCCTTGCGGCTGGTTTTTTTACGCACTCAATAAAGCGGCGGAATTCCTCCCGCGTCCAGAACTGCATCTCATCGGCCGTCTTCTTCCCAAAGGGACCACACACCACGACAGGATTTGACGGCAACCCATAGAACCGGACGGCGTAATTCATCACCGCCGACAACTGATTATTGACGGTCTTCAGATACGTGGGAGAATACCCCGCAGGATCCGCGAGGAGATCATTCTGCCAGCGCCGAATCATCGTGGGCGTGATTTCGTTCACCGGCACCGACCGGAACGTCGGCAGAATTTTAGAATCGAAAAGCCAGCGCTTATTCTCAACCGTCGTAGGACGGAGCCTGGTGGAACAGTCCTCCATGTAGAGCTCCACCAGGGAGCCGAAGGACATATCGGTACCGCCGCCCTTCTTCTTCAGAAACTCGCGCTCATATTCCAACGCCTCCCGGCGCGTTTTGAAGCCTTCCTTCTTTTTCTGGCGCCGGGTACCGCCCCAGTCCTTATACCTGAACGAGACGAACCAGGTGCCGCGTTTTTCATTTTTATATACAGGCATCAGACCGCCTCCTTCCTTTGCACAGTACAAGCACGGTGCAAGCCGCGCCTTATACCTTAAACCCTATCCCTTAAACCTCATACCTCAAATGGGGTCCCTCAAACGTTAAACCTCAAACGCGGAACGGTTCCGCAGGACGTAGTCGCGGACGTGCCAGTCGAAAAGAACCAGCAGCACACCGACGACGCCACCCAGAATCAGATTGACGACTGCCATGACGATCAGCCAGACCTTCCGACCTTCGAAGTACGGAACGACGTGCGGATTGCCAGGCGTGATATTTTTACAATTCCGAAGACCCACAATGGCATTGATGACGTTCCAGACGCCAGCGGCCGCAGTATAGACCATGAGCAGCTGCACAATGCCGACAAGGAGCCAGGCAACACCAGAGACTACCTCGCAGCGCTTAACCTTCAGAGTCACAGCTGCAGGACCGGAGACCGGCGCCTTCTTCTGCTTCACCGTTTCCTGGATCCTCACAGAATACGGCGCAGAGCAAAAAGGACAGCTGACAGAAGAAACGCCTGCCGCGTTCGGAACCTCGACGGAATACCGGCGTCGGCAGGACGGACACATTATATTCACTTTAACCAACGTACCACCTCAATCCCAAAAGACGAAATATCGCCGGAGCTGACGCTTCAGGCTTTCTTTTTGAAGTCGATGAAGTTCTTACCAGACTGAACCTCATCAAGCGTTTTGAGCATTTCAATGTACTCCTCCGCCTTTTCGCGAGCCTCCCCAGAGAGACCCTCCAACATCTCGTGGACGTCAGGAGACGAAGCAATAGAAGGAGCAGCCGTGGAGGTACCAGCGGCGCCGACGCTCTCCGGAGCGTGGCCCATGACCGGAGACAACCCCAGGATATAATCAGCGGACACATCATACAAGCGGATGAGCTCCTGGATCGTGTCCGGATCCGGAGCCGATGAATTCGTTTCATAGCGAGACAAAGACTTGTCGCTTAAATTGATAAGAGCCATAACTTGCTTCTGGCTCAAGCCTTTTCTCTCGCGCGCCCTTTTCAGACGCTCACCAAAAGTCAGCATAATATCCCACCTTTCAAGAGTAATTATAACACACTTCCCGATTTTTGAGAATATATTTCTCGAGATATGCGAAAAAGATATTGACATCTCGGAAAACGAGTGTTATAATGAGAGCAAGAATTCTCGGAAAGCGAGAGAAAGGAGGAAACAGCACAATGATGAAAGTCCATCAGATGATGAGAGACTACCGCGAGAGCAAGGGCATCTCACAGTCCCACATCGCCAGGAAGACCGGGAAAAGCTCCCAGAGGATCAGCGCACTCGAAAATGGAAACATTCGCCTGACTGCAGACGAGCTCGTGGACATTTGCGTGAACGGTTTCGAGATTTCCCCGGCTATTTTTTTTACCATTGCACTCTCGGAAAACGAGAACTGCAACGCAGCCCTTCCCTCTGATTGAGAATCCTTACACTAAAATTATACCGAAAGGAGGCAGGAAAATATATGCCTAAACTCGCTACGAAAGCCAGCGACAACGAATTCTACAAAGCACGACTCGCGGCTTCATCGTGCAACGACAGACTGGCAAGCCGAGAAGGAGCATCCGAAGAGACCGGCATCGACCGCACTCGCCTGGCGAGAATCGAACTCGGAAGCCTGAACCCTTACCCCGAAGAGGTCCTGCTCATGGCAGACACCTACGACGCGCCCCAGCTTGCGAACTTCTACTGCTCAAAGATGTGCCCACTCGGAAAGAAGACGGTGCCTCCTGCAGAGATGCGTAACATAGACCGGCTGACGATCAGGATCATCACCGCGCTCGGAGAAGCCAACGAGATCCGCGACGCCATCCTCGACGTTGTAAAAGACGGAATCGTAACTGGCGAAGAAGCACCCAGGATCCAGGCGGTAGTTGCAGCACTCGACCAGATAGCCATCACGGCGCAGGAATTAAAGATGTGGGTCGGAAAGAACCTCAAAGAAGGAGGAAGCAAATGAAGAACCAAGACGAAGACAAAAAATACCTTCGAGTAACCGAGGTGGCCTCCCTCCTCGAAGTGAGCGAGAGCCGAGCCTACAAGATCATGCGCCAGCTCAACAAAGAACTCGAAAAGCAAGGCAAGATAGTAACAGCCGGAAGAATTTCAAAGCGGTACCTCATGGAGAGGCTCTACTGCTGAAAGGAGAAACGATATGACCAGAACAGCAAAAAGAACATTCAGAAGGGTAACCCCCTTAATTTTAGGAATAGCAATAGGAATCATCCTCACAGCGCTGATCATGAGCGCAGGAGGAACGGCAGCATCAGACACCCCCGAATTCACAGTACCCGACACAAACCTGGTGATCGCCGCGCAGGGCAAGGACGAAGGCCCGGCCGACCACGAGATCACCTACCTGGTTTATAAGACCGAAGCACAGCCGACGCTTTTCAAACCGAACGAAGCAGACGTCGAGCTGCTCGCCAAGACGATCTGGGGCGAGGCTCGCGGAGTGGAATCCATCACCGAGAAGGCGGCGGTAGCCTGGTGCATACTTAACAGAGTGGACGCAAAAGGATACGCCTGCGGAGGCGACATCGAATACGTCCTGACCTTCCCCGGACAATTCGTAGGATACGACGAAGACAACCCGGTAACAACCGAATGCAAGGAAATAGCGGCAGACGTTCTCGCACGCTGGGCGGCCGAAAAGGCAGGCCACGAAGACGTGGGCAGAGTGCTACCGAAGGAATACACCTACTTCACCGGCGACGGTAAAAGAAACTATTTCACAGACGAATGGAAAGGCGGCAACACATGGGACTGGAGCCTGCCTTCACCATACGAAAAATGAGAGGAGGCGCTAACGTGTACGAAGAAGAAATCAGAGACGAAGCCTGCGGCTTCCTCGGAAGAGAAATCACAGACGAAGAGTGGGACGAAGCGTACCCGGCAGCAAAGCGAAAGCTCGAATGGATCATCAGCCGGGAGGGCGATGCCGACGGCGAAAGGCGCAAGCCTTACTACCTCGGCAAACTGGTAGAAGAACACATCAGCCAGAACGCATTCAGCCGCTGGTGCGCGGAGATGAGCCAGCTCAACATGGAAAGGAGAAGAACACATGAAACTGTTGCAGCTTACACTTAACAACTTCCAGGGCATCAAGACCCTGACCTTCGACTTCGAAGGAGGAAAAAGCGCCAGCATTTATGGCGACAATGCAACCGGCAAGACGACAGTCTACAACGCCATCACCTGGCTACTTTTCGACAAGGCCAGCACGGCGGCAAAGAACTACACCCCGAAGACCAAAGGACCGGACGGAGACCTTCACAACCTGGAGCACAGCTCGGAGGGCATCTTCGAGATGGACAACGGCAGGATCGTAACCTTAAAGAAGACCTTCAGAGAGGTCTACAAGAAGAAGCGCGGAAGCGCCCACGAAGAATTCGACGGCCACACGGTCGAGTATTCGGTGGACGGCGTACCGGTAAAGGAGAAGGAATTCACCGCAACCGTTCTCGCCTTCTGCGGCGGCGACCAGGAGAAGCCGAAGATGCTCACAATGCCCGACTACTTCCCGGAACAGCTCGCATGGGACACCCGCCGAAAGATCCTCCTGGAGATTTGCGGAGACATCAGCGACGAAGAGATCATCGCGGCCAACAGAGACCTGCGAGAGCTTCCTGACTTCCTCCGAATGCCCGGTACCGCAGAACAGTACCACACCCCTGAAGAATACCGCAAGGTAGCCACAGCCAAGAAGGCAGACATCAACAAGCAACTCGACGGCATCCCTGCCAGAATCGACGAAGCGGAGAGAGCGATCCCGGACACCGCAGGACTTAACGCAGAAGAGATCGAGGCGAACATCGCCGCCCTTTCAAAGAAGCTCGACGACCTGGCGGTAGAAAAAGCCACGGCCGCAACCGGCGGAACCGCGACGGCCGAGCTTCAGAAGCGCATCGCCGAACTGAAGACACAGATCGCAGAAGACAGAGCCGCACACACACAGCGCCAGGCCAATCAGAACTCCGACGTTGACGCCGACATCCTTCTCGCCAAGAAGGAAGCCAGAGAGGAAGAGCGCAAGGTCGAGGACTGCGACATCGACATCAGAAGAAAGAGCGCCGAGATTTTGAGGCTCACCCAGCTGCGCGACGGTCTCCTCGGAGAGTACCAGAGAGTAAGCGCCGAGACCTGGGACGAAAGCCAGTCGGTATGCCCGACCTGCCACCAGGCACTCCCGGAGGCAGAGATCGAGAGAATGCGCGAGGAATTCAACCTCCGCAAGAGCAAGAAGCTGGAAGACATCAACCTGCGCGGAAAGACCGAGGCCAGCAAGTCGGTGATCGCCGCGCTTGAAAAAGAGGTCGAGGACCTGAAGGCAACGAGAGAAGCAGCTGCAGGACGCGCCAAAGAGGCAGCCGAGAGAGCCGAGCGCCTCGCAGCACAGCGCATCCCGGCAACACCATACGAGCAGACGGAAGAATACGCCGCCCTGACCGCCCAGATTGCCGAAATTGAGGAGAAAATCGCTGACGAAGGAAAATGCACGACCGAAGCAGTAAACGCCGTAGAAGCCAAAATTCGCGCCGTAAAGGACGCCATCAGAGAAGAGCAAGACAAACAGATGCAGCTGACGATGGCCGAAAACCAGCGCCGCCGCATTTCCGAACTGGAACGACAGGAGGAACGCCTCTCCGGAGAATACGAAGAACTCGAAAAAGGCCTCTACCTTTGCGACCTTTTCACAAAGGCAAAGGTGGCCGCCCTGACCGACAGAATCAATGGCAAATTCAAGAGCGTCCGCTTCCGCCTCTTCCAGGAGCAGCTGAACGGCGGACTTAAAGAAGACTGCGAAGTAATGATCCCGACCACCGACGGCAGAATGGTACCGTACACCTTCGCAAACAACGCAGCGAGAATCAACGCAGGCCTGGAAATCATCGGAACCCTTTCGGAGCACTGGGGACTCAAGATGCCGGTCTTCATTGACAACGCCGAGAGCGTGACACACCTCACGCAAACCAGCACGCAGACCATACGCCTCGTAGTAAGCGAGGCCGACAAGAAGCTCCGCATGGAGGTGGAGCACGGTGCTGACATTTCCAATTAAACACGAATGGCTCGACCTGATCGAGCGAGGAATCAAAAAAGAAGAATACCGAGCAGACACGCCCTACTACGAATCGCGCCTGGGTCCTTACCTGGGCCAAGAGATAGAATGCGCCCTCCGGAACGGCTACTCCGCTACCTCACCGACGCTCAAGGTCAAGGTGAGAGTGGAAAAAGGAACCGGCAACCCAGACTGGGGAGCCGAGCCAGGAGTGACCTACTTCAAGCTGGTCATTCTCGAAATGAGAAGGATCGAGCCGGAGACGTTCATAATCAAAGCCAGGCGATGCAAACGGTGCGGCGGACTGCTCACCAGCAAGCAGGCGGTCGAAGACGGATACGGCCACGTTTGCAAAATGAAAGAAAAGGCGGAGCGAGCAGCCGCCACCCCAGACCCTAATCAACTTACGCTCTTTGATGTTTTCGAGAGCGAAGAATAAAAAACAAATTGGAGGATTTAACAATGGCAACAGCTAAAAACGAACTCGCAACCACACAGCAGGCAGGAGCGATCGACACTCCGAAGACCGACCAGCTCGCAACCAGCGAGAAATTCACAAACAAAGTCCTGAAGGAATTCGGCGGCAGCGTCGCCGGAGCCATGCAGGTAACGGACTACCAGAGGACGCTGATCCAGGGATACTTCATCGTGATCGACCGCGCCCTCAAGGCAGCAGAAGAAGAGCGAATCAGGAAGAACGAAAACAACAAGAACCACGACTACGACAACAACCTCCCGATCAACTGGAACACGGTCAACCTGAACGACCTCGCCCTCGACTTGGTACACTACGCAAGAATGGGCCTGGACATGACGCAGGACAATATGCTCTTCCCGATCCCTTACAAGAACAACAAGCGCAACATTTACGACATCACCCTCATGGAAGGCTACAACGGAATCCGATACATCGCAGAGAAATACGCGGTCGAGGTACCGACAGCGGTCACCATCGAGGTAGTATACAGCACCGACACCTTCCGCCCCATTAAGAAGGGCAAAGACAACCGCGTAGAGAACTACGAATTCGAGATCACGAACGCCTTCGACCGAGGCACGATCGTCGGCGGCTTCGCTTACCTGGAATTTGCGGATCCTACCAGAAACGAGCTCATCATCATGCCGATGAAGGACATCGAGAAGCGCAAACCGAAGTACGCCAGCGCGAACTTCTGGGGCGGCAAGCAGAAGGTCTGGGAGAACGGCAAGCAGGTCGAGGTTGAGACCGAAGGCTGGCTCGACGAAATGGTACGCAAGACCATCATCCGCGAAGCCTTCAGCGCCAAGCACCTGCCGAGAGACCCGAAGAAGGTGGACGACAGCTACCAGTACATGAAGATGCGCGAGGCACGATACGCCGAGATCGAAGCACAGGCGGAAATCGCAGCCAACGCAAACACGACATTCATTGACACCACGGCACCCGCAGAGCTTCCTGCAGGCACAACGGTCGATACGGAATCTGGAGAAGTTATCACCGCCGGATCGGCAGCACCGGCAGACGGAAGCGGCCCTGACTTTTGATGGAGATAACGGTCATCGCGTCCGGCAGCACAGGCAACGCCTATCGAATAAGCGATGGGCAGACCGCCCTCCTGCTGGACGCGGGAATTCCGCTGAAGGTTATCCAGAGAGCGCTCAACTTCCGGGTGCGTGACCTTTCAGGCTGCCTGATTACACACGCCCACGGAGACCACGTAAAAGCCGCAGGAGACCTCGCAAAGGCTGGGGTGAACATTTACACCAGCCAGGGCACGATCGACGCCTGTGGCCTCACAGGGCACCGAATAAAGGCGGTCAGAGCGCTCGAAGAAATTCAGATCGGAACGTTCGCGGTGCTACCGTTCGACGTGCAGCACGACGCGCCGGATCCCCTGGGATTTCTGATAACATCAAGAACCACCGGCGAAAAGCTCCTATACTTCACCGACACCTACTACATCAAGTACCGCTTCACAGGACTGACCCACATCATGGGCGAGTGCAACTACTCGATGGACATCATCGAGCAGAGCGTCCGAAACGGCTACATACCGCAGGAACTCGTACCACGACTGGTCAAAAGCCACATGAGCCTGGAGCATTTCACCGACCTACTAAAAGCAAACGACCTACGACACGTCAAGCAAATATACCTGTTGCATTTGAGCAACAACAACAGCGACGCCGACCGCTTCAAAGAGGCGGTGCAGAAGCTGACCGGAACGGAGGTATATGTATGCTGAAGAAAGGAGGAAGCGAAAATGGCAAGAACCAGAAACATCAAGCCTGCCTTTTTTGACAACGACGTCCTCGGCGACCTCGAACCCCTGACAAGGCTTCTGTTTATTGGACTCTGGTGCATCGCCGACCGAGAAGGAAGGCTGGAAGATAGACCCCGCAAAATCAAAAAGGCGCTGCTCGGATACGACGACGTAACCGTAGAGGAAGCCAGCGGAATGCTGCAGCAACTCGCAGACAGCGGCTTCATCATCCGATACCAGGCAAACGAAGAAGACTACATCCAGATCGTCAACTTCTCCAAACATCAGAACCCTCACATGAAGGAGAAAGCGAGCGAGATCCCGCCGCCCCCTGGCTTTGAGGCTGAAACATCAGGAAAGCACCATACAAGCACCAGACAAGCACCGTGCAAAAATGGAGAAAACGAGGACGAAACGCCAGACGGCGAAGCACCGGCCGCAGAAGAATCGACGCCGAGCCTTCAAGAGCAGAGGTTCGCAGAATTCTGGACGGCCTACCCGCTGAAGAAGGCGAAACAGACCGCGTGGAGAGCGTGGTCGAAAATCAAACCCACAGCCGAGCTCTTCGAGAAGATTATGGCCGCGATCGACAAGTCGAAGCGTAGCGAAGAATGGACCAAAGAGAACGGCAGATTTATACCACACCCCGCGACCTGGCTCAATGGCGGCCGCTGGGATGATGAGATGAGGGAGGTGACACCTGGTGGAAGCAATGAACAACCTACTGGCGGCGGCAATGTCGGCGCCGCTTTCCAGGGCCGAAAAGGCGGAAACGGCACCCCTGCAGGTTTCAAGTCAGAATGACGACGAACCCGAAAGCAAGGACTACCAGATCAGAAGCGACGTAGCGATCGCCGAAGAGTGGACCATGCGAAAGGAACCGCCGGAGCCGAAGACGTGCGAATTCTGCGGCAAAACCCTCTACCATTACGGACTGAAGGACTTCATGGGCAAGCGCGAAGTATTCCTCTGGTTCGAGGAACCCGAACGATGCACCTGCGAAGCCGCCCAGGAATACTGGCGAGAGCAGGAACGCCTCAAGGCCGAGGCGGAAGCTGCAAAGAGACGCCAGGAGGAAGCGGACAGGATCCAGCGCCGAATCGCAAAGCTGATAAAGGATAGCGGGATGCGCGGCCGGTTCACAAACCGAACCTTTGACAAATTCGAGGTCAACGAGATCAACCGGAAGGCCTTCGAGAAATGCAAACGGTACGCCGACAACTTCCCGATTATGCTCCCGACCAAAGACGACCGAGGCAACGTGGTCCCTCCGAAGAGAGAGCGCAACGGTTTATTCATAACCGGCAGCTTCGGAACCGGCAAAACCCACCTCGCCTCCTCGATAGCGAACCAGCTCATGCAGGGCGGCACCCCTGTCATTTGTATGACGATGATCGACCTCCTGGCGAAGATCAAGAACAGCTTCGACACCGAGGAGCAGGCTACGGAAGCCGAAATCATGAAACTTTACGAAGAGATCCCGCTTCTGATTATCGACGACATCGGCAGCGAACAGCCGACCGAGTGGGGATCCACCAGAATCTACGCCATAATCAACGCACGGTACGAGGCTTATATGCCGACGATCGTCACAACCAACTACACCGGCGACGAACTGATCCGCAGAATGACGCCCATATACGGCGGCAAGATCGGAGACACCAGGAACGCCGAAAAAACCCTCGACCGCCTGCGCGAAATGTGCGCCGGAATGGAAATGTACTGGGAAAGCTGGAGGTCGAAATAAGGAGGAAACATGAAGAACACATTAAGCGACTTAAACAATTATCTTTTTGAGACGCTGGAGCGCCTCATGGATGACGACCTCACCGAAGAGCAGATGCAGAAGGAAATCGTGCGAAGCCAAGCGGTAACCAGCGTAGCAGAAACCATGATCCACAACGGCGAGCTGGCCCTCAAGACCATGCAGCACCTGAACGAATACGGATACGGCGGCATCGAAAGCGGACACCGCGCTCCGATCCCGGCGATGCTGGAGGCGAAAAACTGATGGCGCGCCGGTACCCAAAAGAACTCCACGACTTTATTCGAGAGAACGTGGACGGAAGGACAGCCAGAGAGCTGACCGCTATGGTCAACGAAAAATTCAATGTCGGGATGACAGAATCGCAGATGAAGTCGTACAAGCAAAATCACAAACTAAAAAGCGGCACGCCGGGAGGACTGCCCAAAGGACACTACTCCGATACCTTCCCGGAGCCAGTAGTGAAATATATACAAGCGAACTACGTGGGAGTCGGCAACAAGGAGATGGCCGAGAGGCTGAATAAAGAATTCGGAACCTCCTACACCACGAAGCAGCTGAACGCATACTACAAAAACCACGGCCTGCATTCAGGCTTGACCGGACGGTTCGAAAAAGGGCACGAACCGGCGAACAAAGGCAAAAAGGGATACCACGCGCCGGGAAGCGAAAAAGGGTGGTTCAAGAAGGGCCACGCCCCGCAGAACAAAACCCCGATCGGCACCATTCACCAGCGCGGCGACGGTTATCTGTGGGAGAAATTCGGTCCCGGACCACTCGACTGGAAGCCACACCACCAGCTGGTATGGGAAAGAGCCTACGGCCCACAACCTGAAGGCCACGTGATTATATTCAAAGACAGCGACAAGACAAACTGCAGCCTCGACAACCTGGAACTCATAACGATGGCAGAATCGCTCGAAATGACCAGGTCCGGACTTCGCAGCACGGATCCTGACCATACCGAGACCGGTCTCCTGATCGTGAGGGTAAAGCAGGCAGGCCGCAGAAGGAAGAAAAAGCTCAATAAGGAGGATACACACAATGGCAAAGAAGAACTGCCGCATGACTGAAGAAGAAAGAGCCATGCACGACCGCGCGGTCAGAATTCGCAAAATGACCGACCAGCAGATCTGCGAATTCGTAGACCGACAGCATAGCGTCGGTATTGACGAAGGCATCAGACTGGCGCATGAGACCGCAGAGAACACCAGAGACGACGCGGCGCTCATCAACAAATTCATCGACTACCTCGAAAACAAGAAAGGATCCGGCAACGGCATCGGCGGCGGCACCATCTACCGTCTCCGAAAGGAAATCGCAAACGCCGTAGCGGACGGAATCATCGGAGGCATAGCATGAGCGTCCGATTATTCGTAAAAGACAACACAGACGGCAAAGTCCACGAATACGGAACCAACCCACACGACTCGCTGGTGCTTCAGGAAGACGGTAGCCTTCACTACGAAAACCTGCAGAACTGCACCGGCACCAAATACCCGGAGGAAGGATACTCCTTCTGCACCATCAGCGGAAAGCCTCCGGAGGACACCGACGGAGAGACGATCGTGGACATCGGCGGAGACCGCACCGGGATAAACTGCGGCAGGTGTAAACACCGAAAGAACCGACGCAAGTGCGGAGGCTGCAGGCGCAACCCGGACATGGAAGACCGATACCAGCTCGACCGAAAAGCCATAGACGCCGCCAGGAAGGCGGTGCTGGGATGAGAAGAGCCTACCAACACAGCCAAGCGAACCGAGGGAAACCATTCGAGGACTTCCTGAAATTCGTCCACCAGAGATACCAGAGCGCAGGAATCGCCTGCGTACACAAAGTACCGACCGAATTCATTCCGATACGTAACGCCACCGGCGCCGTTTGCAACTGCAAGGTTGAAGAAAAGAGCTGCGTGGACTACCTCGGAAGATACAAAAGCATCCCGGTGGCCGTCGAGGCGAAGCACGAAGAAGGCGCCAGGATAGACTTCAGCCGCGTAGAACAACACCAGGCGGACTACATGGACGACTACACCAAAGACCCCGGAGCGATCGGCATCGTAATCGTGAGCTTCGGACTGCGCCGCTTTTTTGCGGTACCGTGGGAATTTTGGAGAGAAGCGAGAGACGCCTGGCAGAAAAAGAAAGACCCTAAAGCGCGAAAATGTGAGCAGCGCATCGTAAAGGCTCACGGCTGGGAATGGACGACGCCAGGAATGGCGAGCGCATCCCCGGAACAGTTTCACCCCGCATGGGAAATTAAAACCGGCGGAGCTTCTGGTCTCCCTTACCTGGAGATCATAGAACGAATGAAAGGAGGAGCACAGGAATGAAAATCGCACTTCAGATCGTCCTGATGATATTCACAGTTTTATACCTCGGTGGCGGAATCGGCGCCAAGAAGACCGAAGAGCGCGTCTTCAACCTCGTGGCAGCAGGACTGCTAATCGCCGCGATTATTGCAACCATCGCCGTGCTTTGAAAGGAGGAAACCCAATGGCAGAACCAAACGAAGACAGAGTGGTGCGAGCCTTCGATCGGGCGAGGCTGGCGAAGCAGACCAAAATGCCTCTCATAGTGGTTTATAACAACCCGGAGGACTACCCGAACAAATACGTCGCCAGAGTATGGGACGTAAACAGGCCAACCGCACTCGTAGCGGTGGCAGACACGCTGGAGGAGATCAGAGAAGCGATCCCCCAGGAAATGTACAACATCGGCAGACAACCGCAGGACGACCCCTGCATCGTGGAAGTCTGGCTATAATAATTCAATTACGGAGGTATAACCATGAAGATCCAGAATAAGAGAAAAACCAGAACCGCAAGCATTATCAAGCGAATCAAAGCGAAGCTCCGCATCACCGGCGGCAAGTCCGCAGGACAGCCGACAGGCTTCTACCCTCGCAAGCTCGCCCGCAGCGTGGCAAAGGCGAACATGAGAAGAGCCGGAGTGCAGCACATCAACCGCAACTTTGCACTCAACTGGCGAAACTGGGTGAGATAAGGAGGACGCCATGAAAGCATTTGTAACAGCTGAACAGGCGATCTCCATTCTCCCGGAGGGCGAAACCGTTCACACCTTCTTCAACAGTCCTCTCATGCTCGCAGGCGCCGACTGGAGCCGTGCGGATATTGAGGATAAAATCAGAAATAGCGACTTCAGAGAGCTAACCGGCCCCGGCGCCAAAGGGATGCACCGCGGCCTCTGTGCTTACAATAAAGGCGCCACCCAGGCGGACGTCCTCTTCATCGAGACGGACGACGCGAAGCTGGAAACGCTGGAGGCACAGCTCATGGCCGAAGGAAAGGGAGAAAAACCGCACGGCCGACTCTTCAGCACCGAGCAAGTCAGCAAGTACCACCCGGACAAATACGCAGACCAGATCAGCGACGCGATCCTGACGGCCTGCCTCAAGGAAGACAAAAACAGCCGCGTAGCCTGCGAGACGATGGTAAAAGGAAACACCATCATCCTCGCCGGAGAAATCACCACCGGCGCCAAAGTGAACTACGCCCAGGAAGCCACCAGAGTGGCGCAGAAGCTCGGCTACAAGGTGGACAACGTCGTAACCTACATATCGACCCAGTCGCCCGAAATTGCCAACGGCGTGGGCGAAGGCGACCTTCAGGGAGCTGGAGACCAGGGTATGATGTACGGATACGCCTGCAGCGACACCGAGAGCCTTCTGCCCTTCGGTTTCGATCTTGCCAACAGAATCATCGCGGCCATCGAGAAGGACGTCGAGACGAACCCTGACACGCCATTCAAGGGCGATGCAAAATGCCAGGTAACCGTTGACCTCGACGAAGAGCCGACAATGGAAAGCGTTCACACCATCCTGGTGAGCGCCTGCCATAAGGAAGAATTCACCCTCGAAGCGGTGCAATATTCCATTCACGAAATCCTCTGGGAGCTCGGCGTGGACACAAAGAAGGTCAAGGTCATAGCAAACCCCGCAGGATCCTGGACGATCGGCGGACCTACCGCAGACTGCGGACTGACCGGCCGAAAAATCGTCTGCGACCAATACGGCGGATACTGCCCGGTCGGAGGCGGAGCTTTCTCCGGCAAAGACCCCTCGAAGGTTGACCGAAGCGGCGCCTACATGGCCCGCAAGATAGCCTGCGACCTTCTGCAGAAATACGACCTCAAGGAATGCGAGGTTCAGATCGCATACGCCATCGGACAGGCGGAACCCATGAGCGTGAGCATTAAGACGAACGTAATCGGACATTTCGACGCCAAAGCGGCGGAATGGGTGAAGGAAAACTACGACCTCACGCCCGCAGGCATTATAAAACACTTGAATCTCCTCGAAGAAAACTACGAACGCCTGGCCGAAGGGTGCCACTTCCGATACGGAGGCGTCGTATGAGCGCGATTATAAACATCTTCGCCGTGATCGGCGTTTTGTGCACACTCTGCACCGTTCTGATGCTCGCAATTTTTGCCATCGAAGAGCACCAAGACAGAAAACGCCGCAGAGAGCAGGACCGGGAGAAGCCGAATGGCTAAAACGGAACTGACCAAAGAGATCGAGCAGGCTATTCTCACATGGCACCCGGCAGAGATAGGCGGAATCAAAATAAACAAATTCAGAGGAGAACACACGGCGCTGGAGGTTCCCGCAGAATGCGGGACCACGGCAGCCGGTATAGTGGACGCGGTCCGCATTTCCGAATACTTCGGAGACATCGAGCTGACGCACATCTGCCGCCCGGCATTCTGGCGAAAAGAAGGCATCAGAGCGACGATCGAATGCCCGAAAGGCAAAGACCTGACCGGCAAGCTCGAAGAGGAATGCGACATGGCCACCTGCAGATGGAACGGCCTCAAGAAACGAGGCGCCCCGAAGATCCTCCTGACGTGCTTTGAAATAAAAGTAACGAAGAGCGACTTCAAGAGCCAGCACGGCCACAATTTCATCGGCAACCAGAACTACTACGTCGTGCCGAGCGAATTATACCCGGAGATCGAAGAGCTGGTACCCGACGGAGTCGGCGTCCTGGTTTACCTCCACAAAGGAATGTACGTCGGCCTTCGAACCAAACGCCGCGCCGAATTCAGAGACATGACGGACGAAGACCAGAAATGGCTCCTCCTTTCCGTCCTGAAGAGGATCCGCGACATGGACCACCGCAAATACATCGAACTGCTCCAAAAAGTGAATAAGCCGACGGAATGGGGACCGTAACGTGCATAAAACCCCGAAATATGATCGTTAAAGGAGGAACGCGAAATGATGAAAAAGACCAAAATCGACTGGTGCGACTTCACATGGAACCCAGTCACAGGCTGCCTGCACACGTGCGAATATTGCTACGCACGAAGGCTCGCGCAGCGCTTCTGCGGAGACGTCAGACTGAACAGATCCAGCGACCAGCTGCAGCTTGACGCACCCAGAGGTATATACACCCTGAAGGCACCGTTCAAAAACGAGGACGGAACCCTGACAACACACTACCCCGCAGGCTTCGCGCCTACGTTCCACGAATACCGTCTGGAGATGGTGGCGCAGAAGAAGAAACCGGCGAACATTTTCGTCTGCAGCATGGCCGACCTCTTCGGAGACTGGGTACCGACAGAATGGATCGTCCGCATTTTCGACGCCTGCAAGGCGGCGCCCTGGCACAATTACCTATTCCTGACGAAGAACCCACAGCGCTACTGCGAACTTGCAAACGCCGGGATCCTTCCGAAGGGCGACAACTTCTGGTACGGAAGCACGGCGACCACACCAAAAACGAGCGTATTCCACGCTGGCGAATACAACACCTTCGTGAGCATCGAACCGATAGAAGAGGACTTCGGCGCAGGAGGATACGAAGGCGCCAAATGGATAATCGTCGGCGCCGAGACAGGAAACCGCAGCGGGAAAATCAAACCGCGCCGAGAGTGGATCGAGAACGTCGTCAAAGGAGCACGCGAATACGAAATACCGATACTCCTGAAGGACAGCGCCGAGCTCCGCGAGGCCTGGGGCGACGATTTAATTCAAGAATTCCCGAAGGAGCTCCACCACGCCGACATCCCGGTCCCGCATTGTGACGAATGCGAACACCTGACGTCCAGACAGCAGGGCGACCGAGGACTGACACGCCAATGCGAAATAGGCTGGGAGAGCGAAGGATACGACGACAGAGGCGCCAGACACATCGACGCCAAATATGCCCGCACCTCTCCTCCCTGGTGCCCAAAGCGAAAGGAGGAGCAGGAATGAGCAAAGACAGCACGATAGAATTCTGCGGGAACTGCGGCCTCGGCGCCATCACCCACAGAGACTACCCCGGCTCCTGCGACTACTACGCGCCGGGAACGAAAAAGAGATGCAACAGCTGGACGAAAGCAAAAGGCACCGGCCGAGAGCGAGTAGTTTATATCTGCAGTCCCCTCCGTGGAGACATCGAAGGCAACCTACGGCGAGCAGCGGCATACAGCCGCGCCGCCGTGGAATCCAACGCAATACCGATAACCCCGCACCTTTTCTTTGCGAGCTTCCTCGACGACACCAAGCACGCCGATCGCAATGTCGGAATGCAGATGGGAATCGAACTCCTGAAGAAGTGCGACGAACTGTGGGTATTTGGAAAACCCAGCGAAGGCATGGCAGCGGAAATCGCCGAAGCCGGACGCCTTCAGAAACCAATAATCTACGTGCCGGAAGAAACCGTGCGCGAACTCAATGAAAGGAGCACCACCAACAATGGCTGACATTAACGTAAACGTTTATACCGGACGCATCGGTACCGATATCGAATTAAAAATGACCGCAGGCAAAGAACCTGTTGCGGTCGCAACCTTCCCCCTTGCGGTCGAGAGACCAAAGGCTAAAGGCGCGGAACGCGCCGAGACCGACTGGCTCGACATGGTAGCCTGGAGGAGCACCGCAGAATTCTGCAGCAAATACCTCTCCAAAGGACGCAAGGTAACCGTCCACGCAATAACCCGCACCAGAACCTGGGAAGAAAAGGACACCGGAAAGAAGCGCAAAGCCGTGGAATTCCACATCACCAACATCGTACCTGCAGACGCCAAGCCGCAAGGATCCGAAAACGGCGCACCCCAGGCATTCACACCACCGGCCGCAGATTTCACCGACATCGGAAACGATGAAGATCTGCCATTCTAAAGAAGGAGGAGAACGATATGAACAGCAAATCAAGCATGGGAGTCGTAGCAGCAAGCTATGCGGCGGTAGGGGCAAGGGTGCTGGAAGTCGCCACCGCGCGAGGAATTGAAATCGGCATCAGAGCCGCGATGGACTATCTGGCAGAGGAAAAGGAAAAAGCAAGGAAAAGCCGATACGACCGCAGGCTCCGAAACACCCGCCTCCTCCTGAAGAATTATCGCTCCTTCAAGAGACACGCCCAGGGCGCCATCTTCAACGCCAAACAAGCAAAGGAGAACGCCATCGACATCCTGGACGGCCTGGACGACGGAATGCTGAACGACAACCTCTACGTCGAAGGCATCAAGAAGAGCCAGCAGCGAACCATAATCATCCTGAACCACGTGGAAGAGATGCTCCGATACTACCGAATCGCCTGCGAGCAGTCAGGCAAGGACGAAGAGATGCGCCGATACCGTGTCATTATGGCCATGTACATCGACGACGACAAAATGACTGCCCAGGACATAGCGGAAAAAGAGAACATCGAAGCGCGTACCGTTTACAAAGACATCACCAACGCAGTAAAGCCTTTGAGTGCCCTAATCTTCGGAATTGACAGCATCAAAATCGAATGAAACCAGCACCATACAAGCACGGTGCAAAATGTGGGCATTTAATCGGCAAAAGAAAAATGATAAAATGATAGCATGGAGGAATTGACAAATGGCTAAAAAGAAGACCAAAAACACCTTCATCGGGATAGACTACGAGACCTCCGCTACACCGAGAGCCACCACGGCCGACGGTGTACCGGTCTTTTGTGCTCACGACGAACTACTCGCCATCGCAAAAGTGATCCCGAACCCGAAAAACCCGAACCAGCACAGCGACGATCAGATCGCCCTGCTGGGCAACATCATCGAGGCAAACGGCTGGAGACAGCCGATAA